CCGGCGCCCCCCTGGCGGCCAGTGCCCGTGCTGGTGGCCGTCCCTGTGGCGCCGCCAAAACCGCCCGTCGCTTGGCAGTGACTGCCGAACGATGTCGTCCCGGCCTGGCCGCCAGCGGTCGGGCCGGCAGCGGCGCCGGCCGCCCCCAGGGCGCCCAGGGTGACTGTTTCAGTCGTCGCTAGAGACGCGGCGGAAATCAGCTTGCGAGAGTAGCCACCTCCGCCACCGCCAGCAGCCTGGGCAGCCTGGCCGCCAGCGGTGGCCGCGGTGCCGCCAGACCCGCCACCGCCCGACCAGACCTCGGCCACGACATAGCGCAACCCGGCGTAGTCCCCCTTGTTGAAATTGTTGGCTCCGATCACCGTAAAGGCGACCGTCTGAAGGAACCGCTTACCCGCGAGCGCGTCCGATTCCAGCTGGGTGAAGGCGGCCGCCAGCTGGGCGAAATCAAGGTCAGCCGCGGCCGCCATAGCGCGCAGCTGGGCCCGACCGTCAGGCGACTCTGGCGGGCCGCCCGGACCGTTGGGGATGGGCCAGCCCTGGTAGCGCGTGGCGTCCGCCATGGTTCCCCCTAAAGCGTGATTACGGTCAGGCTGCGATTGCTGAAGAGCGTATCGGCTGCAACGTCGGCGCCATACTTCGCCGTGATCGTTGTCAGGCCGGCGTTCAGGCCGGTCAGTTCGATCGCGCCGAACACTGATCCGAGCACATAGTTTGACTCGCCGTCGACGCTCTCCAGGTTGGCCACCAGCTGAATCGCGCGTTCGTCGTCAGCGGCCAGCGTGTTTGCTCCGCTCAGCGCGAAGGACATCAGGCCACCACCTGTATTGAAGGCCAGCGGATCGTCCGGCGTCGAGCAGGCGGCGCCGAGCAGCACGACAAGGCGCCCAGTCGGCGAAACGGTCGGTTCAACTATCGGGCCGATCGTTGCCAGGTCGACCCACGGCGATGCTGCCGTGCCTTCGGTCGTCTCGATGAAATCGTGCAAAATCGACCCAGCGCTGAGCGCGCTCACAACCTGGGTGGCTTCGTCGGTTTCCGGCGTGATGATCCGGCCGTCGATGTAAAACGAGCTCAGCCCATCCGGGTAGCGCACGCTGAGCACGCTCACCCGTGACCCGACCGCCAAGAAGGGGATCTCCGCAAGATTCTTGATCTGGACGTTCGGGATGATCGTGTTGTCGACGCGCACAGTGTTCGCCAGCGTCAGCGGGTCCCAGGTCACGATGACACCCGTGCGGTAGCCAACCTGGCCGGCCGGACCCAGCGGTGCCGGCGCCGCCAGATCCGCCCAGGGGTTGCTGAAGGGGTTGGTCATTCGGGCGTCACCGTTCCGATCGCCAGGTGTGTCTGCTCGAGCGTCTGACCGGTCATGTTGCCCTCCGGCCACAGCGGGATCTCGAGGCGCGTCAGCGTGTGCAACTCAGGACCGCCGTAGCCGTGATCGAACCAGCCGCGGTCCCAGGGCTCGAGCGCTGGGTCGCAGAACGCGCTGAAGTCGACGTTATAGGGAGCGCCCAGCGTGCGCACCAGGATCGCGCTGGCGGCGTCCAGTGCCTGGCCGTCTGTCGTCAGGAACGGGCTGGCGTAGTACCTGGGCACTTTCCCGAAGCGGCCGCCCCAGTAGGTCAGGCTGGCCGGATCATTGTCGTAGGCCAGCCCGTACGCCGGCCGCTCCTGGTCGGCGCCGTCGCCTCGAGCGACGACACCGTTATAGGCGCCCGCGCGCGTGACCTTCCTGGACAGACTGGCCAGTGTGCCGCCGCGCCCCGTCTTCAGGGTGAACACTGGGTCGCCGGTCGGCTGAGCTCGGAAGTCGAGCTCTCCGCGATGATTCCAATAGACGATCTTGCCGACCGACTGGGCCAGCGACTTCAGGGGGCCATAGCGATCTTCCTCGACCAGCAGCGGGCGCCGGATCGTCGCTAGGTCGCTGTTGTCGTCCCAGACGATCACCGCGTCGGGATAAACCTCGCCGACCAGCGTCGTCGCGATCGTGCCCAGCGTCGTGCCGGTCGGGAAGTGAACGGGCGAAACCATCCGGCTGTCAATGATCAGTTGCATCCGGTCGACCAGCGGCAGGCCCAGGGGACCGTTCGTCAGCGCGTCGCCCTGCGCCGTCTCGTCGATCCGCAGGTAACCAAACCCGACCCAGTGAATCAGCATGTCGGTCAGGTAGATCCCGCGCTGGACGAAGATCTCATTTCCGTACGGACCCGCTTCTGTGGCGCCCGCCCGCGGCCAATGCCGGCCGGGAATCTGGATGTCTGCCGTCGTGCGGACATCCGCCAAGCCGTCCAGCGTGACGGCGCCGCCCAGGATCTCGAGCTCGGTTCCGGTCGGGTCGCTGCCGGTCTGGAATGACTCGGTGAGCACGGCACGGAAGGCCGGCCGGTAGCTGCCGGCGACCGTTCGCTTCCATGCCCGACTTACTGCCCGCACGGCGCTACTCGATGATCACGCTGGAAGGTTCGCCCAGGGCGGCCAGCAAGTCGTCCCAGCTGGCGAAGGCGGCGACAACGTCGTCCCATGTCCCGTAGCTGGCGATCAGACTGTCCCAGGTCGACAGCGCCGCGGCGACGTCGGGCCCAGGCGCGGCGTACTCCGTCAGCGGCAGCGCGATGCGGCGCGACTCACCATGGCGCCGGAACCGTGACCACTGGCTCGAGTCGATCCGGAAATAGCCGGTCGGAACCGGGCAGCCCGCGGGGACCTGGACGAAGAGCACGTCGCCGCTGGCGATCAGGAAGTCGAGCGCCGCGCGGTCGGCCGCCCCGCTCACCCAGACTTCCAGCGGCACTGAGCGCCCGCTGGAGAGCTCGACCTGGGCCAGCGGTAGCGTGCGGCCGGCCACCGCGCTGCCGCCCCCTCGAGCCTCCCTGGCGCCTTCGTCCCAGTCGATCACGAGCGGCGTCATGTTCATGAACGGGCGCGTCGTCGACTTGATCCAGATTCGATCGGTCGTCGGGGTGATGGTCTGGGTGAAGGCGCCACCCAGGAAGGCCGGCTGACCGTCGTCGATCCTGATGTCGACGAAGCGAGTTTCTGCGTTGGCGTTCGTGTTGCCGGTTTCTCGACGCGACCAGGCCAGCACGGTTCCGGCCGCATAGGTGTCGTCTTCGATTTCGACCGTCCAGTCCGTGGGCGGCGCGTCCGCTTCCTGGTAGGCGCGAGCTCGCAGCGTCGATCCGATCGCCTCGAGCTCGAGGTGAAACTCTTCGCTGGCGCTGTATGTGGTGAGCAGTACCGTCGAAACCAGGTTCACCTGGACGCCGGCAATGAATCGCCGGATCGTCAGCGTGACGGCGCCGGCCAGGCCCCAGCTGAGATCTACCCGATACGTGTTATTCGAGTCCTGAGCCCGGAACCTGAAGCCCTGCGTAACCGCGGCAACCGTGCTGACCTGCTCAGCGCGGAGCGTGGCGTCAAGGGTGAAGTCGGCGAACGATAGGGCGGCGAGCTCGGCCGTAACCGTCTGATTGGCCGCGTCGTGGATGACCTTCCCGAAGCCGGTCGCCACGCTCAGCTGGGACGCTGCGCCAGTCCACACGGCGCCGCTGTCGCTGGTGCCCCAGCCGCCCGCGGCGACCGTCCGGGCGAAGGCGTCGGCGAACGTCTGGCTGATGCCGGCGCGATAGGTGTGCTCGCCCAGGTCCGGCCGGAATTCGTAGTCAGCGGACGGGTACACGCTCAGGGCGCCGGCAGCGATCTCCGCTTCGGCCATCCCCCGAACGGTCGTCCAGGTGATTCCGCCATCAGTCGATCGCTGGACTATCGCCGTGACCGGCGCGTTGTCCAGATCCGGCAGGCCGGTCACGGCGATCTCTACCGCATCCGGCGTTCCGTCGTACGTCACAGCTAGGCTCATGCCGCCATTGCCCCCATCGGCCGCGGCCGCGTCGCGACGACGCGGCGAACCGTCTTTCGCCCGACCCTGTCGACGGCGATCTTCACATACTCCGTCAGCGGCTGGTCGCCGACGACCAGCTGAACGTACGTGTCGCCGCCCCCGGCCAGCGCGTGGTTCGGTACAACGGTCCCAGAGCCCTTCGGGATCCAGAGCTCAGGGCCGCGCTCGCCGACGATCGCGGGATGGCCGCCCTCGAGCTCGCCGCCCTGCCACATGAACGCCAGCTTCGGCATCTTCGGCAGTGCCAGGGTGTTCCCACCGATGCCGGGGACCCAGCTGGGGATGGTGACTGCGAAGCTTCCCAGCGTGCTATTCCAGAGATCGGCGATCTTATTGAATGCCCAGAGGAACGGCGACGCGATGGCCCGGCCGAGCGACGACAGCTTGTCGGGGATCTTCTTGAACATGTCGACGATCTTGTTAATGTGATCGGTGAACTTGTCCCAGATGGGCTTGATCCACTGGCCCCAGAAGACGTCGCGGAACCAGCGCCCGACCGCGAAGATCTTTTCCTTCAGCCACTCCCAGGCGACGCCCAGCGCGGCGACGATCTTGTCCCAGTTCTTCCAGAGCAGGATGCCGATGGCGATCAGGGCGACGATCGCCAGCACGATCAGGCCAATCGGGTTAGCGTTCAGCGCGACGTTCAGCAGCCACTGGACGGCCGTCCAGGCGATGGTCAGAGCTCGGATGACAGCCATGATCGCGTGATAGGCCTTCAGCCCAGCCGTGACCGTAAGCACGGTGGCCGCAATGGCGCCGAACGCGATGCCCAACGCCTTCAGGGTCCCCGTGTTCTTCTCGGCCCAGTCGAAAGCGGACTTCAGCGCTGGGACGCCCTTCTCGCTGATGAAATTGAACACCTTCGTCGCGGGGCCCTCGAGCGCCAGGATTGCCTCATTTTTGAGCTTTAGAAGTGATTCCTTCCAATCGTCCGTATCCGCGGCCGCGTCATTGATGGCGCCCCCGCTGTCGGCCAGCGTGTTTTGCATGTCCGTGATCGACAGCTGACCCTTACGGATCGCATCGGCCAGGGTCGGGCCGGCCTTCGCCCCGAAGGCGTCGACAGCGAGCTCGGCCGCCTTCGTGGCGTTGGGCGCATTCTTGATCGTCTCGAGCAGGCTCTGGACGCCGGCCTGGGTGTTCTTACCTTCCTTCGCCAGCTTGCCGGCGCCGATGCTGAGCGCGCCCAGGACCTTCTCAGTGTTGGCGCCCGACTTCTCCAGCTGGGCGATCAGGGGGATCGACGTCTGGATTGAAAAGCCGGCGTTGCGCAGGGTCGGCGCGAACTTCTGCAGGGTCCCCGCGAACTGGTCGAAGCCCTGGCCGCTGGCGACGCTGGCGTTATACAGCTGGTCGAGGAATTCGCCCTGGTTCTTGGTCGGGATCTGCCAGGCCTTCAGCGCGTCGGACCCAGCCTTGATCGACGTGACGACGTCGCCGCCAGTCAGCCTGGCCAGGTTCAGATACTGGGTCGACAGATCCTCGAGCGTTTCGCCCTGGGCGCCGGTTACCTGGGACGTCTTCGCAATCGCGGCGGCGACCTGGTCGAATTCGGCCGGGACCGTCTTCGCGACCTTCTTGAATGATCCTTCCAGTGCGTCGAGCTCGGCGCCCGTCTTGCCAGTGTCGATCCTGATCCGGTCATAAGCGCTGTCCAGCTGGTCGCCCAGCGCCGCCAGGCCAGCAACGCCAGCCGCGGCCGCGCCCAGGATCCCCGTGCTGAGCGCCGTCATCTTGCCCTCAAAGCGGCTCAGCTTCGACTCAGCATCCTTGCTCGCCTTGTCGAGCCCGGAAGCGTCGCCGTTAATGAGGATCTTGACGGTACGGGTGCCCGGCAACGCCACTGGTCAGCCCTCCCCGTCGCCGCTGAACTGGGCGACCGTCTCATCCACCGCGGCCAGCCACATCTGGCCGATACGCTCGTCATTCTCCTCGATCGTCGGGAAGATGAAATAGCCTTCGCGTCCCCGGTGTGGGCGGAACTGTGGGTAGGCGGTCGCGCCAAACTCGGCGCCGAAGAGTACGTCGTAGGCCGGATTGCCGTGACGCCCCACGCCGGCCATACCGCCGACTTCGACGCCCGGCACGATGCCGCGCACGGCGCGCACGGTGGGCGCCATCAAGGCGCTCTGGGCGCTGTCGGACATGGCCGCTGACTTGACCTGACCGGCCAGGAACTGGCTGAGCTCGAGACTGGCCGCGCGTAGGTTGCGCTTGGCGTCCGGGCTCAGCTGGCGGATCGCCTTTCGCGCCTCCCGGTAACCCTCTATGCGGATGCTGACCTTTAGCGGCGCGTTCTTCGGTCCCTTCGCCGCCATCGGTCAGCCTCCCCACATGATCTCTGTGTCGCCGTCGTCTTCGCCGCGTGGTGCCTTGCCTTCGCGCTGCCTGGCCTGTTCGTCCAGTATGTGTGCAGCGGTGACCCATCCACGCTCGCCGTGCCCGTACCAGGTACCCGGTGTGGGCGCTGGCTGGCCGTCAGCGTCCAGGCCCCATGCGGGGATCCCAGTTGCGACGGCCAGCGACAGCAGCAGCCTGCTTAGACTCCGGCGAGGGTAGGGTCCGGCTCTTTCTCCTCCGCGCCCGACGTCAGGTCGATCACGTAGGACTCGCAGAACTGGTTCATCGGCAGATCCTTGGCGATGGCGCCAGACCGGCGCGCCGACAGCCAGCAGGCGTAGTACAGGTGCGCCATCCGAAGATCTTTGGTCAGGGTGGCGAAGGATCCGCCCTTGACCTGCTGCTCGAAATTCATGATGTCGCGAGAGTCGATCGTCAGGTCGATCGGTTCCCCTGGATCCCCGTTCCCGGCGTCGCGCCGGATCTTCAGGTCGATCATGTGGTCGATTCTCCCCCGTTCGGGTGATAGTCGGGCTTGCCGATGATCGGCCAGGCGAAGCTCGACATTTCGGTCGTGCGAGCTTCGCCGCCCACGGTGGGCGCCTTGACCTTGACGGTACCGGACCACGCCTTGTGCTCGGCCGCGATGTCTGGGTGGTGATCGACACGGAAGGCGACTTCCTCGCCGTCGTGGCGCCAGGCCCAGTCGCTGATGCCGTTGTCGCGCCAGTCGCTGTAGCCCTCCCAGGTCAGCGCGTAGTCGGGATCAGCTTCCTCGCGTGCCTCGCCCTCAGAGCCGGGCCCGCAGTAGGAGTAAAGCTTCTCGCCGTCCTCCGTGTTGTTTTCGATATTCCAGGTCTTCACCTGGCACTGAAACTGCTCTTCGTCTGGCGCCGTGCCAACGGTGAACGTGAGCGTCTTCAGCTTGCGATTGTGGATCGTCACCAGACCGTTTCCTTCCCTTGATCAGACAGCCGTTATCGAACCTTCGCAGCGTACGACGTACGCCGGTCGCGGTGTACCGCCTTGCATCCAGGCGCCCGTCTGAGCGCCCGTAACACTGAGCTCGGCGCCAGCCTCGAGCGCGGCCGCCACGTCGAGCGTGATCGCCCAGAGTCGCTGTGTCCAGTTAGGTTCGCCTGGGTCCGCCAGCACGTAGGCGTCCAGCCGGACGTTCGTCGGCCCGTCTGCGCAGAACGAAGCGTAGTCCCAGCTGGGCGACCCGATGATCACAGCCGGCGCTGTAGCGGCCGCGGGCGCCATCGGGTCGAAGACAACGCGGTCGCCCAGGGGCTTCCCGGTTCCGTCGTCGACTTCGGCGACGACTTCGATCAGGCTGTCGATCCAGCCCTGAAGAGCGCTGGCGTACTCCGCCCCCGTCATCATGCGAACGCCATCGGAGCGTGCTTACCGATGCGCAGCATCCGGTCGATATCAGGGTCGAAGCTGGCGACGCGCGTCTGCCCCTGGTCGCCGGCCGATAGCATCATGTCGCCCGACCGGCGCCGGATGATCCAGCGGATCGCCAGCCGGACCGTGCCCAGGATCATCGCCTGGTCTGGCGCCTTCAGCGCGCCGGACTCGCTCTCACCACTGGTCGCCAGATCCCACTGGTGCCCCTTTCGGTCGGTCACCCAGTCGATCGCCGCGCCCAGGCAGACCGCTATGTCGTCATCGTTCTGACTGACCTGCTGGTTGCGCGCCATGTCCAGCTTGACGTCCGTAACCGTGGGCGGCCAGACAGCCCAGCCGGTCGGCGCCGGGGTGACGTAGAACCGGGAGTGCTGGACACCCACGCCGGCACCCGTGACCGTCCAGGTCAGCCGCCCCCAGCCCGCGGCCGGTACCGGGCCGATGGCCGCCGTGAACGTCTTACCAGCGTCGGCGGTAGCGCCCGACCCGCTGGACGTCGACAGATCCGGCCAGACGACCAGATAGGTCGCTGCCGTCGTCAGGTCGCCCTGCGGAACGTCCAGCTGGCTGCTGATGTAGTCGCCTACGTCCACACGATCACTCCACCGTCGCCCGTAGTTGCTGGCCAGTGTAGGCGATCCGAAGATCGCCGTCGCTGCTGGAAACGCGAAGACGCCCGGGGATGGCCACGCCTGGCGCACCATCGCCCGTCGCTGCCGCCGTTAGGCCCCCCAGCGCGGCCGCTGCGGTCCCGGCGCGAGCTCGAGCACCAGACGCCGCGGCGACCAGCCCGCCCAGGCTGGCGGACGCTGAGCCTTCGGTTCCGCTGGCGACGTCCAGCACGGGCCCGACCAGGAAGGAGGCGTTCGCGCCGCTGACCAGGTCCGGGCAGCCGAAGCCCAGTTTCAGCCAGCCGTTCTGGCTGGACATGGTGATCAGGCCCTGAGTCTCTGGGAACGTGTACGGGACCGTTCCGGCCCAGAGCTCGAAGGTCTGATAGACGGCGAAGTAGGCTTCGCCCGGCTCGACGTCGACCGGATCGTCGAGCGCGATGATCTGCCAGGTGTTGGGCGTCTGGGCCGCCCACTCGAATGCCCCGACACCCAGGGGCGTCACGGGGTCGAGCACATTCCAGAGCGACACGAAGGCCGGGGACGGCGCGCTGGGCAGGGTGCCGGGGATCCTGAAGCGGATGCCGCGGCACGGCGCCAGCGACGACACGCTGAAGCGGCTGCCCAGGCTGAGCTCGGTTGTCGTGTCCAGGAACTGGCCGCCCGGCGCCCCCCAGTCGAAGAACTGGTCAGCCATGGGCGATCAGCTGGCCAGCGGCAGCGACTGGTCGAGATCGCCGGCCGGAATGCTGAACGCCGTGCCGGCCGTGACGCTGCCGCTGGACACGATGCCGGACGCCCCGAAGGTCCCGGCCGAGCTCGCCGACCAGCGGCTGAAGTGCGTGTAGTTCTCCGTCGTGGTGACTTCGCCCGATGTCCAGGCGACCGCGTCATCCGACGTCGACGCGCCGCCCGAAGCGGCCGCTTCGGAGACTTGCTTGCGAGTTGCGTTGGCCGCGGCGTTGGCCGTGCCGTTCGCGCCCGGATCGCCAGTGTGCAGCTTGATCCAGGGGAAGGCGGCGTTCAGCGCGTCGAGCGCGACGTTTGCGCCAGCGGCGCCAAATCCGACCGTCATCTATCCCCCTGATTTGTCCACAAGCTGTGGACGGCCGGCCAGGGGATCCACACCAGAAAACCCTGACCGGCCGCCGCTCGAGGTTAGGCGCTCTCGCCGTCACCCGTGATGGTCAGACCCTGCACAGCGTCCGGCTTATACATGACCCACCAGGCGCTGTAGCCCCAGATGCCGAGCTCGATCGCTTCGGGCCCTTCCTTCTCCTCGTAGGTGAAGCGGAGAAGGTCGGACTCGAAGTAGATCGCGTCGTCGCGGCCGAGCGTGTAGAGCCGGCCGTCGTCGAGCTCGCCCGGTGTGGCGATGAACTGGGTGCCGTGCCAGACGCTGCCGCTGAAGGCATTGCCCAGCGACGCGACGCCAGCGGCGTTGTTCGGGCCCATGTTGAAGCCGGGCAGCACGATCTGGCGGCCGGTCGTGTCGGCGAGCTCGAGCACCATGCCGAAGCGCCGCGGCGACCCGAAGATCAGATCCGGGGGCGCGTTGCGCGTCGCGAAGACGTTGGTCATCGCCCGGATGATCCGCTTGTTGTAGTGGGTCGAATCGGTGATCGCCACCGAGCCAGACGCCGTCATGAGGGACGGGTTGGCCTGCTCGATGATCAGGACCGTGCGGCGCTCGACCAGCGTGTCGCGCTTCCGAACCAGGCTCGAGAAGATCAGCTGATCGACGGCCGGCGTCGCAGAGTCGATCAGCTGACGGCTGACCTTCTGCTTGCCGGTGATCGTGATCGGCGTGACCGTGTCGACGTCGCTGTCCCAGTCGGGGGAGTCGACGGGCGGGTCGAGCTCGGCCGCCTGGACTCCGACCGGCGCGTCGGCGGTTTCCTTCGGCAGCGTCATCGGCCGCGGGTCGTTGCCCAGCGGGATGTTCGTGATCGCGTTGGTCAGCGGCCGCCCCATGGTGGTGCGACGGGCGAACATGTCCGTCATCCACTTCGGCGGGATGACGCCGCCACCCGCGCTCGAGGTGGTGAGCGCGCGAACCTGCTCTTCCGGCAGACCGCGGTCGCTCAGGACGAACTGGCTGGACTCGACCAGCCGGCGCGCCGCGTGGCCGTCGCCCTGCTTCGCGTCCCGGATGTCCCGGAAGAGTGAACGGTTGCCGGTCGCCCGGTAGTGGCCGGGGTCCCGCGGGTTGGTCTGGGCGCCGCCCACGGGCGACATGCTGGCGCCAACGTGGGCGCGCGTCGCGTCGGCAACCGAGCTCGAGCCGAACTGGCCGTCGTCGCCCTGGCGCTGGCCGCCGGTCAGCAGGGCGATCTCCCGCTCCTGGGCGGCGATCTGGGCATTCTCGCGCTCCTGGTCGCCCAGCAGCTTGATCTCCGCGGCCATGTTCGTCATCTGCTCGCCCATCTTCTGGACTAGGCCACGCTCGTTATCGTTCAGGGAACGATTCTCAGCGTGCGCCTTGTCAGTGATGGCGGCGATCGACTTCTCAAGCTCCGCATACTGGCCCCGCAGATGTGCGAGGTACTTGTTTCCCACGGTTCCCCCTTCAGGGTGTCGAATGATCTTCGACGTCGCCCTTCCGGGGTGTCCGCCTCGAGCCGCTTCCGGGGTGTCCAGCCTGCCAGCCGGGATGCCGTGGGCGCGAGTGTCGGGGTGCCGTGTCGCGTCTGCTGCCAGCCAGGCTAACAGATCTCGTATGGGCTGGGATCCCTGAACGCGCGCCGGATGTAGCGACCTACCTCGCCGGGCCCGGTTCCGTGACGGAACGAATCTTCCGTCGTCGACAGGAACGGCTTAGCCGCCCAGTCGTCGCGATCGTGGGCGCCGAACACCTTCCAGTCGCGCTGGCAGAGCTCGGCCGGCAGCCGGGCAGCGTTGGCCACCAGCGACCGCTTCGCCAGCCGGGCGCCGCCCGTCAGGTAGTGCGACTGGGCGTCACGCATCACAGCGGCGAAGGCGTGGCCGTTGACGGTCAGCGGCGAGTGAGTCTCGTAGGCGACCTGGTCGGCGACGTCGACGCCGTACCGGTCGGCGACCAGGTTCGCCGTGCGCTCGATGACGTCGGCGCTGGCGTCGTCGCCGCCAAACCGGCGCGCTTCGGCCCAGGCCTTCACCGAGCCGCGGTGCTGGTTGGGGATCTCGCCCACCTTGTGCATCACAAAGAAGTCATCGTTCATGATCACGAAGCGGTCGCTGAGCTCGTCGACGGCCGCCCGGGCAATGGCCTGCCACTGCGACCAGGTCTGAAGATGCTTGACGTCGTGCCAGCGCTCGAGCAGCCCGATGTCAACGCGATCGAAGATCTCGCCGCCCGGCCGCCAGTGAACGGTCCGACGATTCAGCCAGTCCGGCCGGCCACCCAGGACGAAGACGCGGCCGAGCTCGCCGAAGTTGCCGTGTAGCGACCGCAGCGAGTAGCGAAGCTCTTCGGACTGGTGCGCCGTGGTCGGCGACTTGCTGAAGCGCCGGACGAAATAGACAGCGTCGATCTCGCCCATCAGACCAGGTCCGCTGCCTTCGGCAGAGTGCCCAGCCACGCGAAGAGCTCGGCATCCTTGTCGGGCGCCTTCAGCACGCCAGCAGCGCGCTCGATTTCGTCGCTCGAGTATCCGAGCTCGGCCAGGGCGTCGCGTAGCCGGCGCTCGCGATCGTCGACGATCGCCGGTCGGGAACGGTGGCCGGCGTCGCGAATGCCGTGCACGCTGGCGCTGGCGCCGTAAGCGCCCTCCGGCACCAGGGCGACCTCGAATAGGTCGACCTTGACGCGCTGGATCCAGTTCGGAAGCTCGAGGTTCGTCTCAGGGTCGACCCGAAACTTGTTACCGCCGTCGACCTCCCGAAACCCGACGCTCAGCTGGTCGAGCGCGCCATCGTTCGCGAGCTCGAGCGCGTTGTCGCCGTCCGGCGTCTTGCTGACGTAGCCCTCCCAGTACAGGCCGGAACGTTGATTCTTCGCCGTCCGGGTAACGCCGATCAGCTTTCCGCCCCGGTACATGTGTCGGTCGGCGACCTTGATGCGCTGAAGCGCGCTGAACTGGTGATCGACGGCGCCCTTTGTGAATGACTCGTAGAGCCAGCCGTCGCCGTAGACATCGATCCACTCGTCCCACGGTACGGCGATGCCGCGGACCGTCCGGCCGTCGCCGCCCTTGGCTCGAGTCCAGATCTCCAGATCGCTGCTGAACTGCCGGAATTCGGTCCCCGCGGGGACGGTCGGCGCTTCCGTCGTGGTGCTCATTGCGTCCCCTCAATCGCGGGTGATTGGTCAACTTCGGCCGTCGCCTGGATGGGCGCCGGCTGGGCTGTCGGCTCGAGCTCGGCCGCGGCGCCACCCAGCGGCTGGCGATCTTCGATCTCGCGGATCTCATCCGGCGTCATCCAGCCGCGGCCGCCGCTGGCGATGGCATGGGCTTCGTAGCGAGTCTTCGTGTCGCCACGCAAGATCGCATCCAGGTTGTTCTGGGCGAACTGGTTGCGCGGCATCTGCTGGGTGTTCGTTTGCTCCCAGGCCGGGATCAGGCCGGCCAGCGCGCTGAACTTGATCAGGTTGACTGCGTCCTGCTCGATGTTGCTGTATTGGCGCGCCGAATTCATGCCACCCAGCCAGCCGACCGGAAGCATGAACGTGTTTTCAAGATCAGTCAGCGAGAACTGGCGCGCTTCCACCATCTGCCCAGCTTCGGGCGACCAGGCGACCGGCTGAAACTTCGTGTTGCCACCCAGGGCAGCGATCGTCCGGTCGCGCTGGGACGCCAGCCAGGCAGCCTTAGACGCTGCGAGCTCTGTGTCCGTGACGTCGGGATCGTCCGTGTAGAGCAGCCCTGTCGGTACCCCGTGGTTGGATGACACGCTGAAGGCCTGATCTTGCTGAGCTTCGGCCAGCGCCAGCGTCTGCCCCTGGGTTTCCCAGACCCCCAGACCGCGAAGAGCGCCCACTTCGCCCGGCATTTCCCAGTGCAGGATGTCGCCTTCGCTGAAGATCTTCGACCCGATTTGATAGATCCGGCCGGCGCTGTAGTCGTACGGGTCGACCCAGGCGACCTGGCAGGCGTCAGCCGCAACACCGACCCAGCCGATCGGCCAGGGCGTCATCGGCGAGCGCACGGCAACGCCGATCGCGTTGCCGTGCCAGAGCATGTCGATCGCCGCGTCCGCCTTCACTTTGAACGGCGTACGCCGGCCGGGACCCTGCCCAGCTGGGAAGGCCAGGAAGCCGGGCTGAGTGGCCAGCCGGACGGCCGAAGAGTCCGGCAGGATCCGATACCCGTAGGTTGGGCTCGAGCCCAACAGGTGCGCATACATCATGGTTGCGCGCCAGGCGCCGGGCGACTTCAGCATCCGCGCCAGGCGCGCCGTGGGCAGGAAGCCGTACGTCGCCCGGAAGGCGGCGATCTCTGCGATCAGCGTCGCGCCG